AACCCGCACTCGACGCCGTTACCACGGCGCTCTCGATGTTCGACGCCGCTGGCATAGGTCAAGAGATCGGAGAGTTTTTCGTAGGCGCAGGAGAGGGTATGAAGATGTTTCAAAAAGCCGTTGACGAGTTTAAGGTGGGCAATTTCTCCGAAGGATTTAAGGCGGCATTTGAAGCGATCAAAATGCAGGCAATGGAGACTGCGAACTCGGTTTACACAAAGCTAGTTGCTGCTTTCAAAACCGCAGCGGATGCTATTTCTTCTTTGTTTGCAAAAGATAGCGCAGTTATGATGGTTCTGTCATCTGCTGGAACGGCAGTTGGCGGAATAATCCAAAAAACCATTTTTGATTCTCTTGCACAAATTGCAGATCAATTTCCTATTTTTGGAGATAAGTTCAAAAAGGCAATGGAGCTAAAGTCTGGTGGGGCAGCATTAGCTGTTGATAATGCTTTCCTAAGAATAGGAGCATCAGGGGAGCTTGTGGCTGACCAAATAGGTGAAACATTTGGAAATATCCCAGATAAATTTGAGAAAAACATGGCTGGAATAAAGCCGCTTTTCGATACGACTGTAAAAGAGCAAGACCGCATAATTGCGAAAAATAAGGAGATCGAGAAGAGCGGTGACGCAGCATTCAAACCAAGGCCATTCAACTTTGTAGAAATATCGAAGGCGCAGCAGGCAGAGATGGATATGGCTGCTTTTAAAAAAGCCGAAGACGAGCGGGCCGCAAATGAGCGGAAAAAATACGAAAAGGATCACGAAAAGCAGGCGCAATTAAAGCGCGAAGAAATTGATTTGCAGATCAAAATTAATGATGCGATGGCATCTGGTAATACTAAAGAGGTAGATCGCTTGAAAGCGGAAGCGGATTTAGAGAAAAAAATCAAAGAACTCAGAGATGCTGGACTTATCGAAGCGCAGGGAGAGGCAGAGAAACTTGCTAGTGAGCTTGAACGCTCCGCACGGGCCGCCGAGCGTGTAAAAAACTCACTCGCGACAAAGATCGGCGAGGACATTAAAAAACGCCAAGATGCCGAAGCCGTTGACCCAGGCGGAAGGCTGATGAAAAAAGCGCAAGAGCAAATTGCGGCAGGACGATACGGAGCAGCCGAGGCAACCGCACGCCAAATTAAAACGCGCGAGCAAGAGGCCATGATACGAGGAACGGGAGCAGGAAGCGACCGCAGGGCACTTGCAGATATTGCAAAAGATTATGGCCTAGACAAAAAGAACTTGAGCCAGTCACAACTTCGCGACGAGCTTTACAAAATCCGAACCGAAGGCCAAGGGACAAGCGACAAAGTTAAAAAAACACTTGAATCCACTCAAAAGCGAATGGGCGAGGGAATGAAAAAAGAGGCCGAAAAGAAAACAGAGGAAAAGAAGACTCCAATGACACTAGAGGGCATGGTGAAAATTATTCAAGAAGCAGTCGTGAAACTCGAAATGAAACTACCCCAACCGGTAATGGTTTAAATATATGGCACATATCTACTACGGGTCGGACGACCTAATTCTCACAGATGTCCAAAAGGAGGATTTCCCATCGGGCCTTTCGCGCATTGACGCAACATATAAATGCCGCACGACGAGAGCTGATGCGCTTGCACCATTGCTTGCAGCAGGGAACAGGCTTCCAGAATATCCGGCTTATATTATTCGCCAAAACCCTACGCGAGTTGCTGGACAAGATGGATTCACTACATTTACATCCAGTTCCTATTCTGGGACGATAGGAATTTCAAATGCAACTCCAGCAGTATTTGGTGCACAGGTTCAAAATGTTACATTTACTCTAAACAGATATTCTATTTCAAATTTTAGCGATGGAACATCGACCCGAGAGGGTCCTTTTACTACAAGTGCTTCTTTTAAAATTTTAGCAGACACGATAACAAGAAAATTCGTTTTATTTGCAAACGTATCTATTACAACACTTGCAATCCCCCAAGAAACAATTTCGTATAAAACACTCAGCTCTTCGCTGGGTCCAACAGTTGATGCAGCATCATTCTTGCAGTCAGCCGGGGGAGCATACCCTATCGACGTTCCGGCTGTTTTTTCAAACAAATCAATTATCAATGTGAACCGACAAACCTATGGCGGCGTCGATGAGGTTCAAGTCACTTGGGGTCTTGAATTTTTACAAACTACCTTCGATGTATTTAATTTTTATTAATCATAAAAAATGAACGACTTTCCAAATGATTTTGAGAGCGTAGCAAGGTCTGGCGATCAAATAAAACCGATCTCATCGGTTGCATTGATGCAAAACTTTGCTTGGGCAAAGTTGGATGTCGATCCGACATTGATCGTAGATGGTGTCCAATGCGGGTACCCTGCGAGGAAATTAGCAATTCCGGCTATTCCACAAACAGGATCGGTTGTTCTTGCCGCGACGACGGGGTCGCTTTCTTGGAAAACAGATATTCCAGATGCTCCGGCAGAGGGAACATACGTCCTTGGAGCAATAAGCGGCGCGCTCACTTGGCTCTCAACCGAGGCTTGTTAAAATGATCGTAGGCCGAACTGGAAACGTGATCAAAATCAAAACCGACGGCACAACTCGCGCTGTGAATTGCGCGTGTTGTTCTTCTCCGTGTCCAGAAATTACTGATTCTTATATTACAATCTCAGAGGCAATGTTTAACGCATTACAAGCTGGAGGAAGCGTAAGCGCATCGGGTGGGGGAAGCGAAAGCACGGGATGTTCATTTTCAGCAATAGCGAGCGGAATTATATATGGCGGCGATTGTGGTGGTGAAGCGGGTGTTTCTTCATATGCTTGCACATCGGGTGATGGTCAACCATATCAATCGTACATGACTTTCACTTGGGCGATTTCAAAAGTTGGATCTGAATATAGACTTAGGTATGGGGCGGGGGGGCAGCTTGGAATAGCAAGCGGCGCATGCTTCAGTAATATTTACCCACCGTTTTGTTATACGGTTGGCTTTTTCACAAGCTGGGAAGCTGATACCAATGGTAGCGGTATACTTACAAACGTAGGGACGACAACGCTAACAACTTCTGCAGGGAGTTTAACTTTTGGGATTTGGAATCTGGATGCAACAGCAACAGCATTTTTAAACATAAATATTACATGATTTTTAGATTTTCATATTGTGAAAGCGGTGGATTCGACATCGCTTACAACTGGAAGGTTTTTTCTACGGAAATAGTCAATGCAATCTGGATAAAAAAAAATCAAACCGTCCCACCGCTTCGTCCTCATTTTATAATTCAAGGATACAAAAATACACCAAGTAATCCCGTTGCGTTATTATTGGGTGACCCAATCAAGAGATTTATTGCCGCCTGCCACGAAGACGGCATTGAGCCAGAGGAAGCAATTAAGCAAGTGGCTCAAGGAAAGTTTCCGTCATTTCATTTCTTTCCGCAATCAAGATTTTTAAAATGGGGTGGGCAACAGATCTACATTTGGAAAGCAACAGATCATATCGAGCATTTTTGGAATACGCTAGACCTCGGAGAACCACCAAAGATTTACGATAAAGAAATTGATTTTCCGCATACCGAAAAGCTACGCGAAATCTACAAAGATGATTTTGATTTATACGAAAGCATTAAAGCACCAAAAACATTAGCAGAATCTCAAACAGAATCTAACCCCACCCTTTGGGAGCAAATGAAAAATGTTGGGTTTGCTGTTCGCAAATTTGCCGCTTCAAATTTTACTCCAACGCCACCCGAAGCCCTCGCCACCCGCGAAGCGACGTGTCGCGCCTGTCCCGAGTGGGACGCCGCCGCGCTGAACAACACCGGACGCTGCCGCAAGTGCGGATGCAGCACTTGGGCAAAACTAAGGATGGCAACCGAGCGTTGCCCGATAGGAAAGTGGGAAGCTGTTGACAAACCTACCAACTAAATGGCACGCGACCTTTATATTGACATGACAAACCGCCGTTTGGCGACAAGCCTAACGAGCCTAACGCCTGCGACCGCTCCGCGCTTCGTTAAAGGCGACAACAGCCAAATCAACCTCTATTTCCTAGAAGCAACGGGCAACGTGTCCGCGCCTTTTAACGTAGTGGACATGACCGGCACGACGGTCAAATTCGGCGTAGGAACAAGGACAGGAGTTCCCGCAAGCGGCACGTTTACGCTCTCCTTTGGCGGCGAAACGAGCGGGGCCATCGCGTTCAGCGCGACCGCCGGAGCGATCTCGTCCGCGCTCAACTCGCTTTCAGCCATTACGAGCATCGGAAAAGTCTCCGTGGACGGCACGATGGCAACCAACTTTGTCATTTCGTTTAATTCAGCAGGCACTCGCAGCGCGATCACGGCGGACGTCTCGCATCTCATCCCGACGACATCGGCACTCGTTGACGAGCGTTTAGCCGGTGACGCCACAACCAACGAAATTCAAGAGTTGCAACTGCGACTCGCTCCAGCTGTTTACCAACCGACCTGGACTGATCTCGGCACGGCCTTGACGGTTAGCGTCGCCACGACTCTTACCGGCTCGACACTCCAGAACGAAGTGCAACGCATTTCGTTTTCACGCCCTCCATACCAAGGCAGCTATCGCGTAACCGTCCCGACCTACAACGTGGACATCGCCTCGACCGTCACGGATGGCGTATTTATTACGGCAACCAACCACGGACTGACGCTTGCCCAGCCTGTCGTGCTAACAGGCTTCACGGCATTGACCGGATACACCGCCGGAACTCAATATTTCGTTCGCTCAATTCCGCAAACGACCCAGTTCCTCCTTGGCACAACAGCGGGCGCAGTAGCAATAACAACCGGCACAGGCACGGTAACGACAGGCAGCGTTGCCACAACCGTCCTACGTCAGACCGACCCGCTTGACGCCACGACAACAGCATCGGGCCTACAATCAGCCTTGCAAGCACTCGACTCTATCGGGGCAGGCAATGCGACCGTGAGCGGCATTCAAGGCAATTATTACGACGTGACATTCGGCGGGAGCAAGGGGTTTGCTGACCTTCCTACGCTCCAGGTTCAAAGCGGACTGAGCGCGACAGCAGGCAAAACGGCATCGGTCAACTTCTCAACATTCGGCGTGCGCGACTATCTCGCGAACCTCACGAATGCGACCGCCGACCTTGAGATCGAGCTAACCGAAAGCGGCGAACGCAACACGATCATTCTTCAATCATGCACATTGACCGAGGAACTCATCACACAAGCCAGCTTGACGTAATGGAGAGCCATACTTTCCATTCGCTCGTCGGAACGTCCGCGCCCGCTGCCGCCGTTCTGATCTCGTTCTCCGAGGTTGAGGCATGGCTTCGCATTCTTTCGCTTCTGATGGGAATTTGCATCGGCGCAGTTTCCTTGTATAAGATGACCAGACCTAAAAGATGAAAACACTACTCGCAAAACTCAAAGAGCCGTCCACCATTCGCGGCATTGCCATCATCGGCGGCGTTGCCGGTCTAAGCCTAGAGCCAGCAAAATGGGACGCAATCGGCGCGGCGGTAGCCGCCATTCTTGGACTCATCGAAATCTTCCGCAAAGAAAAATGAACGCCAAACAAATTGCGCTTTGGATGATCGTTCTCTCCTTCGCGTTCTTGGGAATGGCGTTTTTGACTTCATGCGCTGGATTCAATAATCCGGCGTTATGCGTTAAAACGGATTACGGAACATTCTGCTACGAACTCCCAGACATCCAAGGCTTGAAAAAATGACCTTCGACGAACGCAGCGAGATCCAGCTTGCAACGCTCCACCCCGAAGCTCAAAAGGCCGCACGGGCCTTCCTAGGCGTCGCAAAGGTCATCGCTGCAAAGGTTGGCTGTGACGTCAAGATCATCAGCGGCACTCGGAGCTATATGGAGCAAGATGCGCTCTATGCAAAAGGCCGCACGACCCCAGGGAAGAAAATCACGATGGCGCCTGCCAT